ATCTCTGAAGAGTCCAGACCAAGCCAACCCACGAACTCCGTTCCATTGCTATTAGCTGCTCAACGCCAAAAGGTAGAGTTTTGGATATTGTTCCTATAAGTTCGTTTTCACGATTTTCATAATAGTTAGCGACCAGCATTTTTATAGCATGACGCACCGTGTCAGGCACACTTGCCGCTGTGTCACCATAACCAACAACATAGGTTATCTTTATAGCATCATCGCGCTTAAAGGTTACAGGCCAAGAATACCCAGATTTAGGGTATATTGTCTTGTAGCCTTTTGTACCGATTATATAATAATTTGACAGCGTGTCAGTTTGCAAAACGTTGTTTACGTCATAATATTCTATAGAAGTTACAGACTGAACTGGCGTAATACTTAGGTGTACTGTGGTTGCATGAAAATCAACATACTCAGCCCAGGTCTGTGTAATCATTGCTTTACCAAGCATTCCCGTGACGTCTAAATACTTTACTGCAACATTTATCAAAGATCCAATAACTTCATCATCGTCACTATGCTCAATACGCATATGACGTTTACACTCAGCAATAGTCACGGGATCTATTGTCGGAGCAGTCACTAACTCTAATCGGTGTTGCAGAGGTAAATTCATTGTTACTCTTTCACAGCTGTCTTTTTCTCAACAACTTGCTTTGTTGCCTTTTCTACTTTTTTCTCTTCAACAATCTCAGCTATACCGCGCTCAACGTATCTTTGCAGAGCGTCAGGGTCATTAATTTCGACAATATCTCCAACACTGTTACTGAAACCAATACCAGCCATAGACTGTAATAATCTTACTTTTGCCATGTTTATATTCCTTAAAAAAAGTGAGGGGGTTGTTTCCCCCTCACACTGCCATTTAAGCTTGGGTTAGCGCTTTGATAGCGCCCGTGTCTGATAGACAACCATCAAATCTTATATAACCAAGCACGCCCACATCAGGCGCAAATCGCTCTCTCAAAACTGTAATGCTCGGAGCGCCTACCTTACGAACATAGAAAGCAGACATGTCACCGAACAAGACTGACTTCTTACCAGTAGCGATAGATTCCATGTCCTGATTTACCATTACTGGATAGCCCAGAACTGTCTGTGGCATGTCAGCAGCATAGCCGCCAATCTCCCACAAATATCTATTCTGGCTGTCTTTCAGTTTTCTAACAGCTGATAGTGTGCTGTCATTCATCATCATAGCCACATTACCGCCTTGTCTGTAGGCTGGATCTACTGAATGAACTAAATCAATCAATTCATCAGCTGCAATTGCTGTCGCTGAGGCTGCTGTTATTCCAGCACCAGCGTTTGTTGCAATTCCTTCAACGTCACTAGAACCTGATCCAGTTGTAAGTTTTGCGTTAGCAATTCGAGCCAATCTCATACCCAACAATCTACCTAAAAGGCTTTCCATGTTAAGAACTGAGTCTTGCTGCATTTCGTGAGAAAATCTAATGAATTCAGTATTATAGCCGAAAGCATTTATCTGCTTCTGCCCAAAAGTTACATCTTTTCCACCGTCATCAGTTGGAGCAACGCCCTCAGTATGAGCTTCAGCAGTTACCGTTGTGTCATCAACAGTTGGGATTTTAAAAGGCTCACCACTTGTTGTATTAATAGTTGTGAACATGGTTGAGGTGTACATTTCACCGTGAGCTTTCATTGTCTCGATGATGACGTTTGAAAGGGTTTCTGGAACAGTAAAACCGCCTGACGTATTAGTGCCAGTTACTTGCACACGTTTTTCTATCAGTGCTTGCCTAGCTTCTGGTGAAACGTCAGCTAGACCACCTTTAGAAACGTACTCCATGAACGCAGCGCGATATTCCATAGTCTCGCCTTGATCTGTAGCTGGAGCAGTACGCCCTTCTACTTCTGGAAGCTTTGACGTGTCAGGTGCTTCTATTGCGGCCTGAGCTTTATTAAGTCTTTCCTCACGATCAGCGCGTGCCGCTAGCTTGTCGTGATCTTCCATCATAGCATCAAACTCACGCTCGATTTCAGCTGCTCTTTCTTCAACCACATCATCGGTGATTTCTTCTAGTTTCTTACGCGCTTCTGTGGCAATGTTCGCCATTTTATCACGCAAAGTTTTTATCTCAGACATATGAGATCCTTTCATTTAGGGAGAAATTTTGCTTTCATCTTTAAGCGTCTAATGACGCTGTGATGTCTGCGTTTTGCGTGTCGCGCTTTTCGGTACTCCTCCAACGCATCAATTCCACTTCTAAGACCTATAGAAGTTGACTCATACGCTGGGGTTGTAACAATGCTTACATCGTGCAAATCAGCCCTAGTAATGGTGCGAGTAGGCATTTCACCTTCATCGTTCCATTCTTGCTGTGTTGGTACGAAAGCAAACGACATTTTGTCCAAATCGCCCCTTTTCATTTTGGGGAGAATTGATCGGACATCGGGATCAGAAGGATCTAGATTAGCTCTTATTTTAAGCCCTCTTTCATCTTCAGATAATTCTAACGTACCAGAACGGGTACGCGCTAGTGGCAAGCCAGTGTGATTAATTAGAAAAACAACATCGTCACGATCTACAGCCTCAGTAAAAGCGCCTCTAGCAATTTGCTCTTGCCACTTACCAGCTATTACCGTGGGGCTGTCAAAGACAGCTGCATAACCTTCAACCGCTACAGTACCGTCTTCAGCCTCTCTAACCTCTAAGCTAGGTGCTGGACGCGACTCCCTGTATTTGTTTTTATCTTTTTTCTTTTTCTTGCCGTTCATACTTTCCTCAACATCTTCATTGTTTAATCTTTCATCTACGACTGTAAGTGTTGAGAATTTGTGACCGACAAGCTGACCAGTAGGAGCGTACCCGTCATCACCTTCACGATAGAGCATTATTAATGCTGCTGGATCTTCCTCAGTTGCGTTAAGGGTAAAATCAGTATCCGGCACGTTCAGCGTACCGTCTCTGACTATGCGCCTTACTTTACCGTAAGCCCTGCCACCCGAACTATCCCAGCTGACAAAATCTCCGACTTTAACTCCATCGGGTGCTGCTCTATCTTCCATGCGTTTATCTTCCTCACTTTTTGAGTATCTATTAGCGAAAGCTTTTCCAGCGTCTCCACCCCACAACGCCCATGCTATACGTCCAGCTGAGGGATAGCCTTTCTCACCTTGGCTAAAACCCTCACCCTTTTTGTCTACTTCATGTCTTGCAAAGTAGCTTTTCATTCTCCGAATTGTGCTCAGAGAAAGATCCTTATTGTTTGCAATATCTCGCGCTCTAGCCACACCTACAGCCGTACCGCCTCTATTAAACTCTCTACGCCATTCAAGACCGCGCCTTGCTTCCTCACGCATCCCCTGAGTAGGTTTAACCATCGAAGTTAACTGATTGTGTATTGATCGGAACTGTCGCGCCTTGGATCAGCAAATCATCACCGCTTGGCTTTGCAGCTAGACCTTCAATCTCTCTTACTTCATTAGGTGTTTTAACAGCGTTTTGAATTGCAGCAGCGTGCGCTTCCATACGGGTTTTTAAATCACCTCTAAGCAAGCTATCTACATTGTAGCGAACCTCTAAACTGCTCTCACGACCAAACAGCTTTAAATTCATTTCCTGTTCTGTCTGCTCAATCCAGCGCCTTAGCGTATGCTTTACAAAGTGCAGATCCTGTTGCTCATTGTTGCTAAATGTGCCGTTGCTTAGATCTTGTAGGAAAACAGGCGGTAAGCTGTATATACGTGCAATCTGCTCAAGTAAAAATCTCTGCAATTCAATCAGTTGCATTTCAGAAGGGCTAAAGCCTACCGCCTTTAATTCGTGTCCAGCTGGCAAGGCTAATACTTGCCTACCTTCTTTTGCTAGTTTTGCTGTTGCCGCTGCAACATCTTCCGACGCTCTTTGTGCAGCTGCTCCACTTTGGAAACTTCCCTGTAGAGACATGGGAGGAATACCGCCACTTTGAAAAGCTTTTGATCCGTAGCGAGTAGCTGCGATTGCCAAACCAACAATGTCCTTGTTGGTAATAATAGGAGAACGAATATCTAAATTGTTGTGCTTGGTCATATAGGTAAAATCAAGCACCTCAGCAGCTGAATAAGTTTGTGATGTTGTCCTGTAAGCGCGACTTAGAAAACCATTATCATCCTTTGTCTCAATAACAGTTATATCAGCCGGATCTATTGGAACTAAATCAGTTACATCACCACGGGCATTACGGACAATTAATGTAACGGATCTACCACCTGTAAGCACTTGCTCGAATGAATACTTACGCCAATGAAAGCTAGAGGTAGTTGGGTTTACAGCGCGATTCATCCACGCTCCTATACCCGTTGTCTGCTTCTCTCCGTTACGGAAAACCTCAAGTGGCAAAGACGCCAAAGTGCCACTGATAAAATTTACAGCCGCCCAAATTGACGGAACACCTAAAGCGTTATCTATATTCACATCAACGCCAGCAGTAGAGTTTGTATTTCCAAAACCAATTAAATCGAAAAAATTATTTCCAGTGAAAGGCGTATTTGGATTTTCTAAAGTTCTAGCTTCTACTTTTTTAAAGCTGTCAAATATTCCCATGCCTACACCGCCAATTTAAAATTTGGATCATCCCAAGCGCTAACCTGTTGTAATTGTTCATCTTTTCCGATTGCGCCTAATGCCATTGCTAAGGCAACAAGACCGTCAATCTTTGAATAACTTTTTGCTTTGTGAAGCTTTCTATTTCCAGCTGGATCACTGGTAGCCACAGCGCCAGCTGCGTTCATGTTTAAAATAGGGTGATCACCGTGATTTAACTTTCGATCAACCACCAGACGCTCAAGTTTTTCTATGGCTGGTGACATATCCCGAAAGCCTTGACCGTGTGCAGCCATAGGAATATCAGCGCCAATTGCATCAAGCTCACGCTTAAAATCATTGATACGCCAGCGGTCAAACGCTAGCAGTTTTAAATCATATGTCTCAGCGACTTCAGCGACAAACCTAGCAATAATCTCAGGCTGTATTACAGCGCCCTCAATAGTGTGCAGAAACCCTTGCTTTGCCCATAGATCATATGGCACTTTCTCGCTTTGTGACTTGTCTCTTAATCCCTCTTCTGGAAGCCAGAAGTGAGGCACAACGTCAAAGCTTTCTCCGCGAGGGAAAACCAAAACTAGAGCAGTTAAATCACGACTAGCTGACAAATCTAAACCAGCAAAACAAATGTCATCTGGTTTATGATTGGGAGCAACTTTGTTAGCTTGCCATTCAGCCCTAGAGAGAAATGGACTTTGTGCCTCTATTCTTTGGTTGAGATATAACCATCTAAAACTATTAGCCTTAGCTGGTAGTCTTTCAGCTTGCTTTGCAAAATCTTTTATATCTGCAACAGACCTAAACTTTCCTAGTGCTGGATTTGCTGCTTTCCATGCTTTGCGATCTGACAAGTCACACTCAACAGGAGCGCTGTAGACGTGGCTAACTATTCTAGGATCTTTTGCATTAGCAGCATCGTCTAACCACTGAGAAAATAAATCTCCGTCAGTTGCAGACTGTGTAGAGATAGCAATGAGTAGGGGTGAGTTATGCGCTCCCTGCGCTGTCTCAATCGCTTCTACAAAGCTGTCTTGATTTCCCCTGACTTGCCCAAGCTCATCCAGTATTGCCAACACGGGTGACAGCCCGTGTGCAGTATTAGCCTCAGCTGATATTGCTCTGTATTCTACGTTACAGATTAAGCCTAACAGCGTTTTTTGTGACGGTACTATTCTTACAATTTTGTGAAGCTCAGGATTAAGCCTAACCATTTTTTCAGCAAGTTTATAAACCAGTGACGCTTGTTCCCGTGATCTCGCGCCACTGATTATCTGACTGTTCTGTTTTGCTTCACTTCCAACCAAGTGAGCAAGTACGATAGCAGCAATTAAAGCTGACTTACCGTTTTTTCTTGCAACTGATAAATAGGCTCTACTAGTTCCAGTAGGGTTGTCATAAACGTCAATGATAAACTTACGCTGAAAAGGCATAAGCTTCATAGGCTTTCCAACGTGCTCACCTTCTGGAATTAGGCAATAACGCTCTATAAATTTGCAGACCTTTTGACCTCGCGTCATTGTGGCCTTGCTAATAACCCATCATCTAAAGGATTATCAGCCTCAATACTTTGAGCAATCGCTGTCTTTTTGTTGGCTACATGTTGCTCTTCTCGCGCACGCGCATTGACCCCCAAAGATCTACGCAGTGATAGCAAGTCTCCCGTCAAGCTTTTTACTATTCTAACTCTAGGATTTTCTACACTTGTTCCGTTTTGACGGGTGGTTATATAGCCCTCAGAGCGCAAAGCTTGCTGCTCTGTGTTAAGATCTGCCATTGTTCTAGCCATCATTGCAGCAATTTCTAGAGCGTGTTGTGTCCACTGAGATCTAGCAAATTCGTTTATCACATTATGAAAAAAAGGTAAGTCGCTTTTATCTAGTGGAGTGTTGCTTGGTACGTGTACAGGCTGCGCTCCAGCTTTCATTATAGCCGCTGCACTTTCTTTGCTGTCTGTCCTAGTTCTAGCCATATTTCGATAAAAAATCCTAGTTTACAATGTGTCTTTGT